GACTTGGACTTCTGCTTGCGCATGGCAGCGCGGGCAGCAGCCAGGGTCGCCACGTTGATGGCGCCGGCGCTCGAGGCCAGGTTGCCGTGGTCGGCGTGGAAAATCGCCTTTCCGTCGACGAAGTTCGGGTTGCCGGTAAGCAGGTTCCAGACCACATCAGATTCGGTCTGGGCCGCGGCTGCGCCGAGGGCCTGCGGGATGCGGGTCAGCGCGGCCAGGTCATCGTTGACGATGGATTCCCAGGTGACCGCGATGATCCTGCCGTACTTGACGACGCGGATCGGAGCGCCTTCCTCGTCGAGCTTGCCGTACTTGTACTCGCCGCTCTCGTTGACCTTTTCCAGCGCGGCGATGTCGCCCAGAGCCACGCGGGTGACTTCGCGGAAGTCCGGCACGGTGGTCTGACGACCCAGCGGACGCCAGGTCTGCGGAGCCAGCTCGTAGCCCTGCCGCAGGGTACGGCTAACCGCACCGGTCAGGAGCAGCGGGAAGTCGCTGGTGTGGAGCATGCCGGCGGCGCGCATAGCCTGACGGTCGCAGCCCAGGGCGGCACGAGCGACCTCCTGGGGAGTCATGCCGCGGACGTTGCCGCCGGCCATCTCGACGCTCTCGCGAGCCAGATCGATCAGGCGCATGCCGCGGAACTCGCGGGCGGCGTCGTCGAGCTTCACGCTCGGGTCGCAGCGGTGCAGCAGAGCAGTCTGCATGGCGCTGCGCTTAGCGGCCACCACGGTCTGGTCGACACCAGAGCTCACCTGCGTCGGCTGGGCACTGCGCGACTGCCCTTGGTTGACAGTCTGCAGCTCGGCCAGCTTATCGATCATGGCGGCGCTAGCGTCACCGGTGGACAGACCGCGCTCGATCAGGCCCTCGGCGAACTCGTCGGGGACGCCAGCCTTCTTGGCCATCTGGCGGATGGTCAGGCAGCGCTTGCGCTCTGCTTCTTCGGCCTCACGGCGGATTTGCTCCTCGGCCGCGCGCTTTTCTACATCGCTCATCTTGGGTTCCTCTTGGGTTGCGGCCACGGCGGCCGGTTGCTCAGCGGGCTGTTCTGCCTGCCGGGTTTCGAACACGGTGGTGAAACGCTGGCCTTGGTACTCGGCCGGCGTCTGGGCACTGCGCACCTTAGCGCCATCGTCAAAGCCGATGGGCACCAAGGACAGTTCGGTGGGTTCCCAGTCGACAGCTCGGTAGACCGGGGTGGCGTCCTCGCCGTCTTCGACCAGGACGTAGCGGTGCACGATGTAGCCCACGCTGATGTTGCGCAGGATGCCGTCGCGCACGTCGCGGAAGATCGGGTCGACCTCTTCGCGGTTGCTGAAGCGGATGATCGCGTGCCCCTGACCATTCTCGATCCAGGCGCGCTCCACAACGCCGATGACGTCGTCCAGATCCCACTGGCCATGCGTGTTGAGGAACGGAGCGCCGTTGTTCAGCCGCTCCATGCGGAGCGCGCTGTCGGTGACCTCCAGCTCTTCCTGGTATTCGCCTATGGACCAGGACCAACGCTTGCCGCGCGCTCCAGTTGTCCAAATGACCTCGATGGTCCGTTCCTCGATGTTGATCGAGTCCGGCCGAACGGCCGCACGGATGCTCTGCAACGGGGTTTCCAGCGTCTGCTTAAGCATTGCCGTCATCGGTGTTGTCTCCGTAGTGAGGCGCCGGATCAGGCAGCACTGTGCCCTCCGGTCTTGCCTGGGTAAGGCCGGTGTTCGATACCTTCCGCGGGTCGCCGTCGAAGACCAAGCCGAGCTTGTCGAACAGCTCGTTGGTCTTGGCGATCTGGGTGGCGTGCTCGTCGGGGTCTGTGATGCCCAGCTCGCGAAGCGCGTCTGGCCAGGTCACCAGGCCAAGCCGCAGGCGATGCTTGACGTTCTCGGTCTCGGATCGCGGGTCCACCATCTCGCGACGCGGCGGGACCCACTCGGCGGGCACCTCGTCACGGACGCCACCAGGCAGGAGGAGCTGGGCCTCCATGAACCAGCCCCATGCGCGGTCGCACAGCTGTGGGATCAGCATTCGCCACTGCCAGACATCAACCCGCCGCGCGAAATGCAGCCAGCCCATGCGCCCGCTGCTGAAGTTCACCCCTTTCAGGTCCGACGTGAGCAGCTCGTAGGGGAGGCCCAAGCCGACCGAAATGGCGTGGAGAGCCTGCCAGCTGTATGGCTGGTAGCCATTGAAAGTCGGGGGCGCTGCGAAACTGACACTCTCCCCGACAGCCAGCTCCTGAATGATGCCGGGCTCCATCCGCTCGATCAGGGCGGGCTTCTTGTCGGTGCCGCCGCCGGTCCCGTCATTGGTAACGAAGGCCGCGAAGCAGGCCGCGATCTTGGCCTGCTCCATCACCGCATCTTCCATCTCGTCGAAGTTGCGGAGGCGCTGCATCACCGGGGCAAACCAGGTGTACCCGCGGGCCTGACCGGGCCGCTTGGGCAGGAAAACGTGTGCAACATCCTCGGCCGGCACACGCTTCGACTGCAGCGACCGATAGGAAGCAGCCGAGCCGGGATGCTCGTCGAAGAGCCAGTAAGCGACGCGCTTGCCGAGCGCGTCGAACTCGACGCCTTGGATGATGACGTTGTTCCCATTGGTGCCCGACTTGGTCTCGTCCAGAAAGTCGGGCTCCAGCACTTGCAGCTGCAGAGGAACAGGCAGCCCATCCGACGCATACCGACGCCGACGGCGCACGAGGCACTCACCGGCCTCCACCGCGCATTCCATGATCTTGTGCTGCAGGCCGTAGAAGTTCTCCAAGCCATCGGCATCGCAGGCGACAGTCTCTGCCCACTGCGACCAGCGGTCGCCAAGCCATTTTGCGGCCCGGCCCATGTCTGTCTTCGGGCGAGGAACGATGCCGGCCCCCACCACGTTGTCTGCGATCCCGCTGACGGCCCGCCCCGCGTACGGGTTGTTCCTGCGCAGCTCTCTGGCACGGTTGCGCAGCAACGCCAGCGCAGGCTCGTTCTCGGCGTTGGCATCTGTGCCGCTTGCTCGCCAGCCGGAGTTGCGGCGACCACCAGCCGCTCCATCAAAACGCCGCGAGAGACTATTGAAGGCGAGGTCAGCCTTTAGTTTCTCCACGCGCGCCTTGGCGCGTTTCGCGGCATAGCCGGGAAACAGGGAATCGACCAGGCGCATGTCAGTACCCCTTGGAGAAGGAAGCCAGCCGGCGGCCGCGATGGGGATCGTTGTTCAGGCCAAGCGCCTGCTCCATCAAGCGCTTGATCTTGAGCATCTCGTCGATGGACCGATAGGTGACGCTGCGGTCGCCATGCCGCACGGAGAGCTCGCCAGCGGCGATGGCGGCGTTGAGGGCGTTGTACTGCTCGACGGTGTAGGTCATCGCTATCGGTTCCAGAATTTCGATTTGGCGCGTGGCCGCTCCTGCGTGTCAGCGGCTGCAATGCCGCCGGGAGCGGGCTGTAGTGCCAGCGCGTCCAGGTTGAGGCCGAACCGCTGCTGGCTGATGCGCAGCGCAGCCAACGCACCGACGAAGCAGTCGAGCGCCTCGTTGCGCCGGCCCTGGGCGTCCCAGCGCTCTACTCGGCGCCCGCCGACGATCTTGCTGACCTTTACCTCGGCCACCAGCTGACGCACTTCGTTCTCGTCGCAGATGTCGCCGTTGGCAGGCAGGTGCACCACCCCGGGCTGGCACTCGCCAGCCTGTGACTTGGCGGTATCCACCGGCACCTTCAAGCGGCTGTAGATCAGCTCTTTCGCGTTGTCCGTCCCGATCTCGGTCAGGTATACGCCAGACTTGTTGCGGGTCCGCGGGAGGTTAGCGATGGGCTTGCCATACACGCTGGCGCCCTTGGTGGGGATGACCCAGAGGAGGCCATGCTTCCGGCTCTCGCCATAAACCTCATCGGTGTAGTGGCCGCCGGAGTCCCAGCCCCAACGGTCAACACGCATCAGCAGCCCGTCTGCCCGGGTGAACTGGCGATGCAGTTCAAGACCCACCTTCCGGCGCAGCTCTTCGCTGGCCGGGTCTCCCATCAGGATGAAGCGATGAACCAGCCAAGCCTCTTCGCCAGGCCCCCACGCCCAGACCCGGCCCTCGTAACGGTCGTCCTGAGTGTCGATGAAGCCTGTGAGGACAACCGCATTGGCGGGCACCTCTCCCGTCCAGACCTCGCGCCGGCCGTAGAGGACTTCCCAATCAACCTTCTCGGCCGCCTCCTCCCAGGTTTCCCCAAGAGTGGTGTTGGTGAAGGTCTTGAGCTTGCTGACGTGGTCCTTGGCTTTGAGGAAGTCGAGGACCATGCGACCCCAGGTCGTGAACGGGCTGTAGGCAGTCCAGACGTGCCAGGTGACGCTCTCCGGAGTCGGTATCAGCTGGTCGTCCTGGTCGTAATAGTCGAAGGCGTCGGTGGTCCAAATGCCGGTCTTGTCGCAGATCCAGCGCCCCTTGGCCTGCTGGTCCCACATTTCGTGCTGCCAGATGACGCAGCCGGCGTGCTCGCACACGTACCAGGCCTCGCTCGGCTTCTCCGGATCCCACTTGATGCCGAATGCGCAATCCTTGCCACCCCACTTAAGGGGCTGCATGCCGCCACAGTGCGGGCATGGCAGGTGAAGCCGGAAGAAATGCGGCGACTCTTGGGCCGCCATCTCCATCTGGCAGGTGCCGCGGGTCTTGGGCGTCGACCCCCTGATCGACTTCGGGAAGGTCGAACCCTCGATGCGCTTGTCACCCAGGAAGGTCGGGCTGCCCTCTTTTTCGACGTCCGGCTCGAAGGCGGCCAGCTCGTCGTAGATGATCGTGTCGACCGACTTCTCGCGGTAGTTCTTGGCTGCCGCGCCGCCCAGGCACCAGAGCTGCTTGCTGTGGCTGAAGCGTTTGGTGTCGAGCGTGTTGTCGCGGTGCTTCGTCCCGTACCAGGGGGCCAGAGCACGAACCGACGGCACGTCGCGGATCATCGTCTCGACGTGGGCCTTCATGAAGCCCTCGGCCGCGCCGTCGGTGGGCAGCAGAATCAGGATGTTCCG